CATGTTCTACAACAGAAGCAGAACTAATAAAAATGTACTCTAATAACTTTGCTGTAATGCGTATTGCATTTGCAAATGTATTTTACGATTTGTCAAAAAATGTCGGCGCTGACTATAGTAAAGTATTAGATATGTATTTGGATGTACAACAGGATCAAACATATATGGAAGTGCCCGGACATGACGGAACAAGAGGCTTTGGAGGTAAGTGTTTACCTAAAGATTTAGATTTTCTTATTGAAACGCTTGACGAGAAGGGTATTGACCAAAATTGGTTTAAACATATTAGAGAGTTGAATAAAGGATGGCAAAAAAAGTTTTAACAGGACATAAAGGTTTTATAGGTAGTCATTATTACAATTATGTAAAAGACACTTATGATGTATATCCTTATGATCAAAAAGATGGTGACGATAAAAATTTAAAATATTCAAGTGTAACTAACAATATGCCGGATTGTAATACAGTAATACATCTAGCAGCAACAAATGGCACAAGGCTATTTTATGAAAATCCTACTGATGTTTGCATTAATAATACACTGCCTACTATTAACTTAATTGAACGTTATAGAAATACTGATACAAAGTTTGTATTTGCTAGTACATGCGAAATATTCAACAGCACAATAGACAACGGGTATTATCATGTGCCTACAGATGAAGCAGTGCCTGTGATGTACAATGACATTACCAATCCACGCTGGAGTTATAGTATACCAAAAGCATTAGGCGAAAATTTAGTTGCTAATAGTGGACTAGAATATCTTATCATACGTTACTTCAACGTATACGGCCCGGGACAAATTGATCACTTTATAAACGAGTTTGTAGAACGTTGCAAACAAGGCAAGTATTATATTAACGGCGACGATACACGTAGTTTTTGTTATGTTGACGATGCTGTACGTATGACAGACATACTAGTTAAAACTGCTAGTAATGTTACTGTGAATGTTGGACAAGATATTGAAACACGCATTAGTATTGTAGCAAAATTATTAATGGGCTACATGGGTATAAATCCAGACAGACTTGAAATACGTCCTAGCCCAGTAGGTAGTGCTACACGCAGATGTCCCGATACTACACTAGTGCAAACACTTACAGGATTTACAGATTACACGCCTTTAGAAGTAGGTCTAAAAAAGACATTGGAAAGTTTATTATGAAGATCGAAATACAAGACGTATTATTTTGGATGGACGCTATTCGTAACAGTGACGATAGATATCGTACCCTTGAAAGTTTTTGGAAAGGGCAAGTAAACAGCAAAGTATGGTTAGCTGAGAACCTACTAGGATTTGTACCCGTTAGACCGTTAAATATCGTGATATACGGGGGCTGGAACGGGGTGCTGGCAAGTATACTCTTTAACTCTAAAATAGCTGTAAAACACATTACAAGCGTGGATATAGACCCTGTATGCGAAGATATAGCAAACACAGTAAACAAACGCTACGAAATAGATAGCAAGTTTAGTGCTGTAACAGCAGATATGTGTGAATATACTACTGATGCTGATGTAGTTATAAACACAAGTTGCGAACACATTACGCAAGAACAATACGAACAATGGTTAAACAATCAACCAGACGATGCAGTATTTGTATTACAAAGCAATAACTATTTTAAACATCAAGAACATGTTCGTTGCTCGATTGATTTAACAGATTTTACACGTATGAGTAAAATAAAACCGTTTTATAGAGGAACGCTTGATACTCCAAATTATGAACGCTATATGATTATAGGTAAAAAGAAATGAACTATTGGTACGATAAAGAAGGTTCACGTCTAGGGGATTTTCAACGAGAAGTTGAATCCAAAGCAAGTTGTACCTTCTGTGTACTTCCGTGGATACACTTAGCAACTCGACCTAACGGAGATATGCGACTTTGTTGTACAGCTAATGCTAGTGGAGCTGGAGTTGATCACGAAGTTGGACTTGTTAAAATGGAAGACGGTAAGCCTGCAAACTTTGCACGTAACACACCGTTAGAAGCATTTAATAATGACTATATGAAAAGTGTACGTAAGACAATGTTAAAGGGAGAAATCCCAGCAAGTTGCACAGGATGTTTTAATGAAGAAGCACAAGGAATTGTTAGTAAGCGTATTTGGGAAACCGCTACATGGATGAAAGACGAAGGTGTTGATATAGAGGAACTTATCGCTCAAACTAATGAAGATGGTACAGTTCCGGAGAAACTACAGTATTTAGATCTACGCTTAGGACATACATGTAATATTAAATGTGTAATGTGTAGTCCACATGATTCAAGTAAGTGGGTAGCAGATCACAAAAAACTTATTCCTGTATTGCAAGATCCTGAAGTAAAAAGACAAATGCAATGGGATCGAAAAGAATTTAATAATAAGTGGCACGAGAAAGAATCGTTTTGGAAAGAGTTGTATGCACAAATACCTAATCTAAAACAAGTTTACTTCGCTGGCGGCGAACCTTTAATGATTAAAGAACATAAAATGTTTATTGAAGAAATCATTAGGCAAGGTTATCAAGACAATGTACTATTACGTTACAACTCAAATGGTATTCTTGTAGATGAAGAATTAATTGATCTATGGTCAAAGTTTCGTAAAGTTAAATTTGCTGTTAGTGTTGATGCAAGTTTTGAACGTGACGATTATATACGCTTCCCTGGAAAGTTTTCAGAAGTAGAACGCACACTACATATGTTAGATAACACTCCGGACAACATACACATTAGTATGGCAACAGCGGTACAAATATTCAACGTCAAACATATTCCAGACTTTTTAAAGTGGAAAGTAAACAGTAATTTTAAGAAGATGAATGTTGGTTTAATAAATGGTGTAACAATGGGCGGCGGCTTAGTTAATGCACACTTAGTTCACATACCTACTTTCCTTAACATTACAATATTACCAGAACAAGATAAACAAGAAGTGCGTGAACGTTTTGCAGAACTTAAAATATGGCTATGGGACAACTATACACAAGACGATGAGTTTTGGATACACAACCCTAAAGGCTGGCGTCAATGGGAAGGCTTATTAGCACACATGGACTCAGCAGATAACAGTCATCTACTTCCAGGATTTAAAGAATACGTAAACAAACTAGACGCAATTCGTAAACTGGATGCAGCAAAAATATTTCCAGAGTTAGCGCACTTGTTATGATTAAACAAGTAATAAATTCGCAAGATTCTAAAACACTCCGTATTGAATATATGATTGGTAATACTTGTAATCATAAGTGTTGGTATTGTTTTAAAGGTTCAAATGAAGGTGAGTTTAGATGGACTGATGATTTCGATGCTACTACTAAAAACTTTTTTCATCTATTAGACCATTATAAAAAATATGGTAAAGAAAGATTTGAAATACATATTGTAGGTGGTGAACCTACTCTATGGCCTGAATTAGGTAAGTTTGCAAAACTTCTTAAAGAAAAATATAACTCTTGGGTTAGTATTAGTACTAATGGCTCTCGTACTTTAAGATGGTGGGAACAGTACGGACAATATTTTGATGATGTAATGATTAGTGTACATCACGAATACGCTGATATAGAACATTTGAAGAAAGTAGCTGACATAGTTTACAAGCAAGGACCTGTTGTAAATGCAATGGTACTAATGGATCCTTTTGCTTGGGGTAAATGTATAGACATAGTAAAGCAATTGCGTACCAGTAAATATAGATGGTTTATAAATGCAATGGAAGTTATGCACACTACTATTGATTATACGCCAGAACAATTAAAATATATAAGCAAACCAGTAAAGAGATTTCCTAATCCTATATGGATATTAAAAAAATTAAAAAACTTAAAACGTGATCCTAAAGTTGTATTAGATAATGGCAAAACAAAAACTGTAAACAGAAATTGGATAGGATTAAACAAGCAAACTAATTTTAAAGGTTGGCTGTGTAATATTGGCGTAGACAATCTTTATATTGATAAAGACGGTAGAGTTACTGGAGCATGTAGAACAGTACTATTTGAAAATTACAACATCAATGATGTAGATTTTATAGAAAAATTTAATCCAGTAATTAAACCTAAGATCTGTGATGTAAGTTTTTGTGGATGTCAGCCTGAACAGTTATTAGATAAAATTAAGATAGTATCTTTGTAAGAGGAATATCTGCCACACATGTACACCATTTACGTGTACAGATAATAGGAGCAACCGGTGACTCAAAAGTTCCTTTATAAATGTTACCAAGACTACCACCTACTCGACACGTAGCACGATGTACATCACCGTCCCAATTAATCATTAAACTTTCTAATCCAGCATTACAACTCCAACCTTCAAATGCATTTAGTTTGTGTTTGATAACATCATTGGCATGTATTAGGTCTTTATCATCTACAACACAATTTGCTTTTACAGTTGCAGTTTTGCTTAGTATCCATTCAAGATCTTTTTCGTTATAACGCATATCGTCAAACCAGTCACGGTCGTCAGCTTCAGTCCATCTTATACGTCTGCACACATATGGAATATTATGACTATCTAATAGTGTTGCAGTTTCACGTACTTTATCCATATACTCATGATGTGCCATTAAGTTAACTTGGAATAATGTAGACATGCCTTCCATGTCAAGTAACTGCGTATACTTAACAATATTTTCAGCAACTCGTCGATCGTATTCATTGTCAAAATGCAAACTAAACACCCATTGACTAACTGGTTGTTTGATATACCATTCTGCAGGACGCAATCCGTTAGTAGTAATGCTTAACCAATCTAACCTTGCTTTGGCACATTCAATTATCTTTTCGATCTTAGGATGTACAGTAGGTTCGCCACCTGTTAAACTTAGTCGTATAGGTTTGCCAATTTTTTCTAATTCGTAAATAGTATTAACCATGACATCTAAATCAGTGTGTGGCGAAAAGTTATCATGTATTTCTGCAGGACAATACGCACAATCTAAATTACAGCGTTTGCCTATATTCCATTCTACGTGAATACTAGTATGATGTCCCCAACGACTTTTTACTTTAAACATATGGTTTGAACTTTGGGTTAGCACTAAGAAAGTCTTGGTTGCGTGTTTTATCTAAACGCTTGTTAAATTCTATACAATCGCCCCAGTGTGTAGAGTGCATGTCTTTTGCTTGTAAAAAATTAATATTATCTTGTATTTGTTGTAGTGTAACTTTCTTAATAATATCGTTTTCTTTTACTAGTTTATAATCTAACACTTTAGATTTCATTTGTTCTAAACGATTAACTACTTCAGTTTTTAATAGTTGCGGAATAACTTGCGCACTAAGTGCCATTGGATAGTTTACTCTATGCGAATAAAATATAATACCCATTTCTTCTAGGAAGTATTCAATAACTTCGTCAATTTGCATTATATTATTTGCTTGTACAGTAAATGCACCTACTACCCTGCTTACATTTGGAAAGCTCTTAAAAACTTTGATGTTTTCTTCTATTTCAGCAAACTTGCCATTTCCTCTAATATACTCGTAGATATCGTGTATACCGTCTATGCTTACATTTACAGCAACACTTTTAAACTTGGGCCAATAGTCGTGTATAGTACGTCCGCCTTTAATGCCTAGTGTAGTGCCGTTTGTAGCATACTTGATTTCAATGTTATCTCCGTATGGTGCAAGTTTGTCTAGTATTTTGTAGTGATATGGATCCATTAAAGGTTCGCCACCTGCAAACTCTACACGCCTAAAGAATGGTAGTAGTTTTTCAAAACTTTCCCACCAGTTGTTTGAGTTATCAAATGGACCAATATATTGTCCGGGCTTGTCTACTAGTTTATCTACAATTGGTATTAGTATGTTATTTTCTTTTTTATAAAATTCTGTAACTTCGTTCCAATCTTTCCAACTCGTACTGTCTAGCGGATTACACATGCGACATTTTAAATTACACAAGTTATTGAGCTTAATTTCCATTGTAGGAAGCTCAAACGGCATTGTATAATCGTCATCTAAAGCATCTAATGCATTAGGATATAAGTTGACCCTAGCTTCAGGTATTACTCCTGCTATATGACGTTGTCGTAAGCTCTGTACACCTTGATCTTCTAAGTCAAAGCACGGCTTACATACATCTGGACGTTCGTCGTTTAGTACTTGTCTACGCACTTCACGCATAGCATCACCATTCCAGACTTCTTCTAAAGTTTGATCTTGTATAAAGCCAATAGGCGCACTTCGGCAACATACTTTAATAGCACCATCTTCTCTAGTAGCTAGTCCTGTAAAAGGATGCATACAAAATGTACAACTGTTAGACATTATCTATCCCCCATTGACGTTCTTTACACCAAAAACAATCACCACATTCCGGTACATCTTGCCCAGGCGTATATGTTGTATAGTCCAAACCTTCAAACTCTCCTTCACAACTACGAGTAAGATTTAATAAGTCTACGATATCGTTTTCGTAGTACTGCCGTATGATCCAATCCTTTTTAGTATACACGAAAGGATGACAGATGTCAACCCTATTATGTACAAAATGAGGATCTAGTACTCCTTCATTCCGCTCATCTAATTGCCCGGGTATGTCTATATCTGGATTCATTGTTACACCTGCATACAATGCATCTAAGTTATGTTTGTGTGCAACATATTCATTATGTGAACGCAGTATAATTCTGTTGCCAGGCTTTTCCTTTCCATATTCATCTTTAATTAAAGTAGTGTGAGGTTCTTCCATTTCTGGCGGAATTAAATTTTTATGTATATAAAATTTATTATTAAAATTATCTTTAAACCAACTGATTACATTATCTGCAATATGTTCTTGCCAAGGTCTTGTCCGCCATAATCGTATTTGATTAGTGAAGTGAATGTCTGCTTTAGTATTACTACAAATTAAGTATGCAAGTAATGCACTATCAGCACCGCCACTTATACTAATACCAATGCGTTTCCAAGTGGAGTTTAAGTATAATTCCATAATATTATTTACCAGGAAAAACACCCATATAACTCAGAAGCGGTAAATACTTTATGCTTGAGAAAACACCATATAGTACAAAATTAAGTAATATTGATATAATTCTTAATAAAGGAAAGCATGATCTTACAGAACCAACTGGTGACTTTTTTTATGATCCTTGGAAATTAAAAGAAGAATTTGTTGGAACTTGTTGGGATAGTGTACTAAAAACTTTGCCTTTTAGAATCGGACAAGCACGAATTATAGTTTTAGAGTCGCCAAGTTGTTATAACAAACACGCAGACATCGATGATAGATACCATTTGAATTTGTCAGGAGATGAAGCATACTTAATAGATTTACAATCTCAAGAAATGTTTAAACTTGATACAGATGGCATCTGGTATGAAATGGAT